CTTCACGTTGATGAAAATATGATGACCGAGATTTCGAAGATTAAGGAAATTGTAAATCCCGATGAACTGTAGGGTCGCTGGCGTATCTTGATTCCGCATATTTGCGCTCAAGCAAAGGCGCGCCTGCTGAAAACAGGATTAAAACACAGATAATCTCTGTAGGGCCTGTCGGCAGCGTTCCGGTAAACTGCATTCAGGTGGATTCGAGCGACGGAACATATTTCGTCGGCGAGCGCTTCATCCGAACGCACAACAGCAGCATCATCACCTTCGCCAAGACGATCCAGGACATCCTGAACAATCCCAACGAGACTGTGGGCATCCTGAGCTTCAACCGGCCGTCCGCGAAAGCCTTCCTCGCGCAGATCAAGCGCGAGTTCGAGCAGAACGAGATGCTCAAGATGCTCTACCCCGATGTCCTCTATGCGGACCCTGCCAAGGAATCCCCGAAGTGGTCCGAGGACGAGGGGATCATCGTCAAGCGCACTTCGAATCCGCGCGAGGCCACCGTCGAGGGCTGGGGTCTCGTGGACGGGCAGCCGATCGGCAAGCACTGGTCGCTCGTGGTCTACGACGACGTGGTGACGCCGGCGAGCGTGACGACGCCGGACATGATCAACAAGGTGACAGAGGCATGGGAGCTTTCCCTCGCCCTGATCGCGAGCGGCGGGCGCAGGCGCTACGTCGGCACGCGCTACCACTACGACGACACCTACAAGACGATCATCGAACGCAAGGCGGCCAAGCCGCGCATCCGCAAATGTCTGGATGAAAATGGAAAGTCCGTCCTGATCCCGGACGAGGAGCTGGCCGATCTGCGGCAGCACATGGGCGTGCTAACCTTCGCGTCGCAGATGCTGCTGTCGCCGACCACCGACAGCGTTTCCGCCTTCCGCACGGAATGGCTTCGGTACCATGACGGGATCCAGCCCCCGGCGCGCGGTCTCAATGTATACATCGTCGTCGATCCGGCGCATTCGAAGCGCAAGACCTCCGACTGGACGGTGATGTGGGTGATCGGCGCCGGCGCGGACGGTAACTACCATGTCTGTGACGTGATCCGTGACCGGCTCAATCTCTCCGAACGCATCGATGCCCTCTTCGAGCTGCATGCGCGGTGGCGGCCCCTCAACGTGGGATACGAGCGCTACGGGCTGCAGGCCGATATCGAGGCGATCAAGCTGAAGCAGGAACGGGAAAACTACCGCTTTCCGATTTCCGAACTCGCCCGCGTCTCCGGGAAGCTCACCAAGCTCGACCGTATCGGGCGCCTCGAGCCCGTGTTTCAGGCAGGAAGAATCTGGTTGCCGCGGTCTCTGCACAGGACGATCTACGACGGCAAGACAGTCGATCTCATCAGGCACTTCGTGGAGTTCGAATACAAGCCATTCCCTGCCGTGAAAAATGACGATATGCTTGACGCCATGAGCAGGATCCTCGACGACGGGATGCACGTCGTGTGGCCTAAGTCCGCTCCCGACCGGTACCGGAGGGGCGCAGCGTCGCCGTCTTACGGTCCTCCAGCCGCTCCGGGAGAGACATGGATGTCGATCCTTTGAAAGATTCCGCGACAGGCATCCACCGCGCCACCGCCGGCGCCGAAGACGACATGGCGCCGGAGATCCTGGAAGAGGCGGCGTTCGTCGAACGCGTCCGTGGGTGGCTGCGGCGCGCGGATTCCGTGTTCGACAAATGGGCAACCCAGGCGCGTGAATGCTACGATTTCGTCGCCGGACATCAGTGGTCGGATGAGGACGTCAAGCGGCTCGAAGCCGACGGACGCCCGATCATCACGTTCAACAGGCTGGGCACCAACGTCGACGTGGTGGTCGGCATCGAAGTCAACAACCGATCTCGTGCGGTCTTCAAGCCGCGGTCCGAGGACGATGGACTGGTGACCGAAGTCGCAACTCGGCTCTACGAGCATCAACGCGACGTGGCGGACGCGAAGTCCTGCGAAACGGAAGCATTCCGCGATCTTCTGGTTTCCGGCATGGGATGGATCGAGCAGGCGCCCTCGTCCGATATCGCGGGGACGGCCATCGGTTTCGATCACATCGACCCGTTCGAGATGCGTTGGCCGCCGGGAGCGCGTCGCAGGAATCTCGAAGACGCGCCGTGGCTGATCCGCGTCCGCAAGGTCGATCGCGTCGCGGCGGAGGAGATGTTCCCGGAAACGCCATGGTCGGAACTGGACGCATCATGGGCCGCAGTCGGTGGCGGAACGGACAAGTCTCCGTCGCCTCCCCGCTATACGACCCCGCTCGAATACGACGAATCGCTGGCGCCGGAAGAGATCACGGTCGTTGCCGTCCAATGGGTGGCGATCGAGCCCGATTATGTCTTCGTCGCGCGCGACCCCGAGACAGGCGCGATGGACGAGCTGACGGAAGAGGAAGCAGACCGCCTCCGCCGGAGATTGCCGGATGCGGAAATCGCAAGGATCGAGCGCGGCAGAATCCGGCGGGTCTACCAGGCGATCATCGGCAGGAACAGGACCATCCGCCGCGAAGTTGTTTCGGAGGGACCGGGGGCATCCTTCACCTGGCGCTGCGCGACAGGGAAATGGGACCGCAAGCTCGGCATATGGTACGGCATGGTGCGGGATGCGATCGACCCGCAACGGTATGCGAACAAGGCGTTGCAGTCGATCCTCGAGATCATCGCCGTGGGACCGAAGGGTGGCATCTTCTTCGAGGACGACGCGGTGGACGACCCGCAAGTGTTCGTCCGGGAATACGCGAACCCGCAGGCGGCTATTCGCGTGAATCCCGGCGCCCTCCAGGCCGGCAAGATCAAGGATCGCAAGCCGGCGCAATATCCTGCCGGCATCGAGAGGTTCATGGAACTCTCACTCGCCGGTATCAGAGACTCGACGGGCGTGAGCAAGGAGATGCTCGGCCTGCGGGAAGCGCAGCAGCCGGGGATCCTGGAGAGTCTGCGCAAGCAGTCATCGGTCACCATCCTGGCCGTCTACTTCGAATCCCTGCGAAGGATGCGGAAGTCCGCGGCGTTCGCCGGCCTGAATCTGATCGCCACATGGATGCCGCCGGAAGAGATGATCCGCATCGTCGGTCGCGACAAGGCCGAGGCCGTCCAGGCGCTGCTTTCGGCGGATGTCCGCTTCTATGACGTGGTGATCGACGAGGCGCCTGACAGCCCGAATGCAAAGGATCGGACATGGGCCGCTCTGAGCTCGGTGATGCCGGTCATGGAGCGGATGGGGCTGCCACAGGAAGTGTGGCTCAAGGTCTTCTCGATGTCTCCGGTTCCGCAGAGTTTCGTCGATGAGATTGCGCAGATCATGCAGCGCCAGCAGCCCGATCCCGCAGAAATGGCGGCCCGTGAAGCCCAGCTTCGCAACGACATGGCCAAGGTCGAGCAGACGAAGGCCCGGGCCGAGAAAGAGGCGGCTGCCGCCGAGAAGTACCGCGCGGAGGCCATTCTGGCCGCGACCGAGGCCGGAAAGACGGCGCGTGACGCGCAGATCGAAGAAGAACTTGGACCGCAGATCGACAGAGGTCAGCCATGAACGAAGACGATCCCATCCTTCCGAACGACGAGAGCGAGCTCCCTGCCGCCGCGCCACAGCCGCCCGAACCGCAAGGCGAAGCGCTGGCCGATCCCGCAGTGCAGCAGGAATCGGAACCCACGCAGGAAAAGGTACAGACCGTTCCGTACGACGCCCTGCACAAGGAGCGTCAGCGGGCGAAGGAGGCCTATCAGGAGAAGCAGCGCCTCGAACGGGAGCTCGCGGAGCTCCGAGGCATGGTGACCGCACTCACCGAGCAGCAGAAGCGGCCTGTGGAAACTGCGCCGGAGCCCGAGGAACCGGAGCCGGACTACGAAGAGAACCCGGCGGCATGGATGCGGTGGAGGACGGAGAAGCTCGAACGCGAACAGGCGAAGATCGCCGAACAGGCGGCGAAGATCGCCGAATGGCGCCAGCAGCAGGAGCAGACGCAGCAACTTCAAATGCAGCAGGCGCAGGTGCTGGAAGCGTATCGCATGAAGGCCGCCGAGTTCGCCCAGCAGAAGCCTGATTTCCCAAATGCTTACAACCATCTGGTGCAATCTCGTGCGCGGGAACTGATGGCGTTCGGCATCCCGCAGCAGCAGGCTTACGAACAGACACGGGCGGAGGAAGTGCAGCTCGCCGCGCTGGCCATGGCACAGGGCATCAACCCTGCCGAGGCCATCTACAACCTCGCAAGGGAGCGCGGATGGAACGGGCAGCAGCAGGCGCCTGCCGCCGGAAATGCCGGACAGGCGAGTTCGAACCAGGCGATGCCGCCTCCGTCGCGGCCATCGACAACGCCGCCGACGAACATCGGCAAGATGCCTGGCGCCGCAGGCGGACACAGATTGGGCCTGAAGGAACTCGCGAAAATGTCCGAGGAAGAGTTCGCACGGGTCGTTTCTGACGAGGACTTCAAGAAGATCATGGGCCTGGATTGAAGCCTCGATAGGGTGCGCTTGCAAAACGGACGAAGATCGCAAACAATACGGGCAGATGAAACGCCGTCGCCGGGCGTAATCGGGCGTGCGTCCAGCAGCCGGGACGGAAATCGGGCTGCCACCGTCGCCGGGTGAAAACGGGCGTGCGCCGTCGCCGGGCGTAATCGGGCGTGCGTGTCGTCCCGCGTGAGAGGACGTGCGGTGCCGAGGCCGATCCTCGGTAATCTCACGTGGGAATCCCGAAATGGCGGTTACTTGGGCAACGGAAGCCGACCCCCAGACGATCGAAATCTGGGGCAAGAAGCTCGGTATCGAGTTCGAGAAGAAGTCCTTTCTGAAGCGTTTCGTCGGCGACAGCGTGCAGTCGCTCATCTACCATCAGAAGGACACGCAGCGGGCGGCGGGGAGCAAGGTGAACGTCACCTTGCTCGGCCTTCTCCAGCAGGCACCCATCCTCGGTGACGGAACACTCGAAGGCAACGAGGAGGGTACGCAGAGTTTCGTCGACAGCTTTCTGATCGACGAATTCAACTGGGTCGAAGAGATCCCGGCACCGGCCACGATCTCCCATCAGCGTGAGGGCAACATCACGCGCCAGGTCGCGATGGAACTCCTTTCCATCAAGCTTGCGGAAGACTTCGACCGCATCGGATTCAATCATCTTTGCGGATACACGGCGGAATCGACGCCCGGCTACATCGGCCCGAATTCCGTGCTGGCGCCGAGCAGCGGCCGGCAGATGTGGGCAGGAACGGCAACCAATGATCAGGGGCTCGGATCGAACGACGTGTTCACCCTCGAACTCCTCGATCGGGCGATCACCGATGCGAAGGTGAAGGGGTCGAGCGGACAGTTTCGCATCCGGCCGGTGGCGATTCCCGAACTCGACTCCAGAGGGCGAATCGTCGGAAACTACGGTGATGCGCAGTACATCTGCTTCATTCACCCTGTCCACACGGAGCAGCTCAGGAGTTCGAGTTCCTCGACCCGTTGGCGCGAGATCTACGATGCGGCTCTGATGGGCCGCGAGATCACCAACAACCCGATCTTCAAGGGCGGGCATGTCGTGGGTCTCTACAACGGCGTGCTTCTGGTCGAATCGGAGAGCGTGACGCAGGGCGTCAACAGTTCGAGCGGCGCGGCGATCTCGACGGTCAGGCGCGCGGTCCTTTGCGGGGCGCAGTCGCTCGCCATCGCCTACGGGATGGCCACGTCCAACGGGCGGATCAAGTGGACGGAAAGTCCGAAGGATTACGGCCGTAGGGTCGGCTTCAACGCTCGGATGATCATGGGCATGAAGAAGTGCCGCTACAACAGCATGGACTACGCCACGATCGTCATCTCGACCTACGCGCGGTCCGTCTGAGGAGAGTGAGAAATGGCGACAGTGACCAAGTTCAAGGTCGAGGACAGGTTCACTTCCTACGAAGTGGACCCGAAGGTCTTCCGGTACAAGCTCGCCGTCGCGAGTGGCGACGCCAACAGTGGCGACGATATCGAGGTCTTCAGCATTCCGCCCGGCTACGTCCTCGTGGCTGCCACGCTCTATGTCAGCGGTACTCTCGGAGCCTTGGTGACGCTCAAGCTCAGGGCCGGCACCGCCGATCTTACGGGTGCGACCACCGCCGGCGGCGCGAGCACCGTCGTCCAGAATGCGCTGGACGGCCCGGCGACGTCGAAGCGGACGGTGAACCTGCTGGTTGGCGGCGGCAACATCGGTGCGGCCGCCACCGTCATCGTGCAGGGCATCATCGCGCCGGTGCGTGAAGTCGACGCGCCGGTGCAGGTGTAGCGTCATGCGCCCCATCGCGAAGTTCGGCCGCAGCCTCCGCCATTCCTCGCCCATCCGGCGCCATATCCTGGCC